AGGAGATCACAGGATCTATTAACACTAGCGTTAGATGTAAGCGCAGGCAGCTCGGTCGATTTAGTTACCGTAGCCCAGGATCTTAGCCGCGCATATACAGGAAATACTAGAGGACTGAAAAAATATAGTTTAGGTTTATCAGATGCTCAACTTAAAACGAAAAATTTTGAGCAGATACAGGGTTTATTAAATAAGCAATTTAGCGGACAAAATCAAGTAAGGCTAGATAGCTATGAGGGTAAAGTAGCTCAGTTAGGCGTAGCTTTTGCCAATTTACAGGAAACAATAGGTAAATCTTTAGTAAATGCTTTAGAGACCGCCAGCGGTAATCAAGGCGTAGGCGGCTTAGTTACGGAAATGGAAAATCTAGGGCGTCAAATTGCTAACATTATAGACGGTTTAGATTTATTAATTGGCAAGATTAGAGAGTTACCAGTAGTAGGTGAAAATCTACCAGGATTTTTTGATGTAGGTAATATCCCAGTAGTAGGCACATATCTAAAATTATTAGATGCATATATGGAAGCGCAAAAAATCAAGCCTAAACCTTTTGAGACTGGTATGTCTGTAACTGGATCTACTGACTTTTATAATAAGTTAGAGCGAGATCGCGCAGCAGCTGAAAAGGCTGCAGCCGCACGTCTAAAGAAATTGCAGCAAGAAGCATTAAGAAAAGAGAAATTAGCTCAAGCGGAAAAAAAGCGAACGGCAGAAATCGACAGATTAAAATCTGCAATTCAATTCAGATTCGATATAGATGCTATTAATCTACAGGCTGCGCTACGTCGTAATATTTCGGCCTCTGATCGCGAAAGAGCTTTACAGTTATCAGCATTAAAAATAGCCGATTTTCAGACAGACGAGGAGGCTATAAAGACTCTAAAGGCTGCTACTGAGGGACGTTATAACGATGCGATGAATTTAGAAAAGGTTTTACAGCTATTAAAAACAGCTGGTTTTGCTAATGATAAGACAGCTATAGAAGCCTTAGCAGCTCTAAAACCTGACATAAAGTTTACAGATAATCTAGATGATATTTTGGCAAAACTAAAAGCGATTATCGAGGGTAAATATACGATTAACATAGGCGCGACTATTAGCGTACCTAATGTCCCAGGCGCAGGCGGTACGGCGACGGCAACTCCAGGCGGCGGTAAATTTATGCCAGGAGGATATATAAATGCTGGAAGCGACGAGGCTGGTACTGGTAGAGGTACTAGCATAGGTTCATTTTATCCAAAGCCTGGAACTAGCTCTAGCGCTATAACTGAGGCTATTACAGGAATTATCGGTAACCAAAATACATTAACCGCTAATTTTTTAGCAGATTTACCATCTGGTTTAGATGCTAACGATTTAGCCACTGCACGTTATGAATTACAGGCACGTCAAATTCAAGCACAAAATCAGTTAACTAATTATTTATCTGGGGCGCGTTATCAGATGATGGCTAATGACGTAACGGATCAAAATACTATGACTAATCAATTAGCAGCGGATAGATATACTGCTATGCAAAATTACTATACGAGAGGCTCAGAGCCTGTAGTAGTAAACGTAAATATAGAAGGATCTTTACTATCACAAAATGACCTAGTAGCTGCGGTAACAGATGCTGTCTACCAGACACAGCGAACAGGTAATGATTTAATCGTTAGCGCTATATGAGTACTGGCGCTGTTTTTAGCTGTTTTATCGACTTTAGCAACGGTGCTAACTTTGATCCTAGCTTAGTTTTAGATGATCCATCTACACCGCTAGACCAGTCTGTATTAGGTACGAGCGCATCGGAAATCGTAGACGTAAGCCAATACGTAATAAAGACTGGCATAAGACGCGCCTATAATCGTACCTCTGACAGCTTTACGGCTGGTACTGCATCGGTACGCCTCATCGATGAGACAGGTTTATTTAACCCTGCTAATACATTAAGTCCATTATACGGAAAAATATTACCGATGCGTAAGATTAGATTTATAGGTACTTTTGGAGGACAAGAGTACGCATTAGGATCTATGTACGTACAGTCCTGGAAATACAGTAGTCCTACAGGATTCGACCCTGCCTTCGTAGATCTTAACTGCGTAGATGGTTTTCAATTATTAAACCTAGCGTCTATATCAACTGTTACAGGTGGGACAGCTGGGCAGACTACAGCTCAGCGGATTACTAGTATCCTAGACGCCGCTGAGTGGCCTGGCGGTATGCGCTCTATATCTACGACTGCAGATACCACCGTACAGGCAGATACAGGCAGTACTAGGACAGCTCTATCAGCCTGTCAGACAGTAGAGGCTACAGATCTAGGAGCCTTTTATATCAACCAGCAAGGCTACGCCACTTTTAGATCTAGAGAGGACATAATTACAGCCTCTGGCGGTACAGCCACAGTGTTTAGCGATACTGGATTACCTGGCACTATTACCTATCAAAAGGTAGCTTTTGATTTATCAGATTTTGGACTTATTAACAGCTGCACTGTTACACGTACTGGCGGTACACCTCAGACGGTAAATAACGTAGACAGCATAGATACATTTTTTAAGCATAGCCGTAATCGCAGCTCCATAGCGCAGACTGATACAGATGCCTTAAATCAGGCGCTTATGATCGTAGCAAGTCGCCAGGAGGTAGGAGCAGACCTACGCCTGGAATCTTTAACCCTAGATGCATATGATGGTGCTAGCCCAGACCGCGTTACTGCAGCTCTGGAGCTAGACGTCTATGATCCCATTACCGTAATACAGGTGCTGCAAGGTGGCAACGTAGAGAGCGATACGGTAATAACTGGCGTCGCTTATGACATTACCCCTAATTCTTTTAATACTACTTTTACCACCGCGCAACCGTTCGCGAGTGGGTTCGTGCTAGACTCTCTAGTAGATGGCCTACTAGATGAGGACTCGCTCGCTTATTAAGGAGAAAAATGGCTGCAGGTTTAGGATTTAAGAATTTTCAGACAGGAGAGGTACTTACCTCCGCGGACGTAAATGGCTATTTAATGCAAGGCGTCTTAGTTTTTGCTAGTGAAGCTGCTAGAGATGCTGCTATAACATCACCGCAAGAGGGACAGTTTGCATACACAAAAGATAATAATAGTCTCTGGTATTACACAGGCAGCGCGTGGGCAGCAAGTGGCGCGACAGGCGATATAGAGGGCGTAACAGCTGGTACAGGTATTAGCGGCGGTGGCACTAGCGGCACAGTAACTATTACTAATTCTATGGCTACTGCAATAGATGCTAAAGGTGATTTAGTAGTAGGAACAGGTGCGGATACTTTTGCACGGCTAGCCGTAGGCACAAACGGCCACACACTTGTAGCGGATAGTGTTGAGGCTACTGGTCTTAAATGGGCTGCGCCTTCGGTAACAACTTTGCCTGCTTTTGGTGTAAAGAAAAATGCAGCTCAAAGTTTAACTGCTGCTGTTACAACTAAATTAACTTGGCAAACTGAATTATTTGATCCTGATTCCAAATTTGCTTCAGATAGATTTACACCAGGAGTTGCTGGCTATTACCAAATAAACGCAGGGTTAGAAGGAAGTGACCCTGCTACGACTTATGATGGAACTATTTTTATTTATAAAACTGGCGTTGCGTATGCATCGGCAGCAATGATTGATATGAGCTTTACCCAACCTAAATTAGCGGTTTTGCTTTACTTAGATGCTTCTGATTATGTTGAGGTTTATGCAAATCTAAGCACAAATAGCGATGTAGGTAGTGGAAATTCAACTTATTTTAACGGCGCAGGAATTAGGAGCTAAAATGAACTTGATGGAAGATTTAATTAAATTATTACCAGATTTAACTAATATAGATTTTTGCCCAACAAGAGGCTCAATACATTTAAGGGATGATTCTGATGGAGTTGGCCCATATATTGAAAAATGGGAATACAGCAAGCCGATTCCAGCAGGACTAAGCCTAGGCAAACCTACCGCCTAGGCACAATCCCTCAAGATAGTTCCTGTCTATGGTAGACGACATTTATCCCATAACTAGGACTATCGACGATCATATAGACGACTTTGAGGCTGTAGGCTTATAGCTATGGAAAAGAGCGCTAACGGATGGCCTGCCTCTGCAGATGCAGAAGCGATTAACATAGTTCGTAAGCGCGTCCCTGGTACAGATCTAAAGCTGCGTGTAGCTAAACCTGTAGCGCCTTTACTAATTGGTTTTGCTGCAGAATTTCATAAGCTAGTCGAGCCTATAGATGAAAGTAAAACCCTGGACGACTGGGGCTATTGCTATCGCAAGGTCAGAGGATCTAATACCGTAGTCTCTAATCACAGTAGCGGTACAGCTATAGATCTAAATGCTACTCAACATCCTCTAGCGGCTGTAGGTACTTTTAACGAGGAGCAAGTAAGGGTAATTAACCGTTTATGCCGTAAGTATGGTCTAAGATGGGGCGGTAATTATCGTAACCGTAAGGATGAGATGCATTTTGAGATAGCTCTAAATGCAGTGCAAGTCGAGACCTTGATAAGAGGTTTAGAAATGGAGACCGATGAAGGCGAACCAGAAAAAACAGATCAAGACAGCGCAAGAGGTGGCGGCTTCCTGGGCTCGCGCCGCGCTTAGCGCAGCTTTAGCTTATTACTTAGCTACTGGCGACGTAACGATAAAAGGTTTAACTAGCGCTGCGGCAGCTGCCGTATTACCGCCTCTTATGCGGTATCTAAATCCTAAGGATTCTTTAGGACGTGGATAGTCTTTTAATTCAGCTAGGCGTTATAGCGGCTGCGACCATATCAGGGGTAGCCGCTATATTCGCCTCACGTGCAGAAAAGAATAGCCGCCCAGTCTCTAACGGTTTTGCTGAGGAAGTGTTAGGCGATTTACGTGAGCTAAGGCGTATGCTTTTCACACATCTTAAAGACCACGATCGAGAGGGACAAAATGCAAAAAAGTGTATTCATTGTACCAACCAGGGGAAGGCCACAAAACGCAAAAAGGCTTCTTAAAGCCTGGAAAGATACTAAAGCTGTAGCAGATTTATATTTTGTCTGCGATATAGATGACTGGTCGTTACGCGATTATCAAGCGATAGACGACATAAATATAATAACTAATCACATAACCGCCGCTGGTATGGCTCAGCCTCTTAATATGGCTGCGATGCTTTTACTAGACGATACTAAATACGATCGATATAGCTATTTTGGATTCTTAGGCGATGATCACTTACCACGTACTGATTTCTGGGATTACCTATTAACATTACAGATACCAGGTAATAGACAAGGAATAGCCTACGGTAATGATTTACTGCAAGGAGCTAATCTACCTACTGCCTGTTTAATGACCAGAGGCATCGTAGAAAACCTTAAAGGTATGTGTCAGCCTAAAGCTAAACATTTATATCTAGATAATTTTTGGAAAAAACTAGGACAAGATATTAACGGCCTGTTTTACTCAGAAAACATAGTAATCGAGCATATGCATCCATTAGCTAGTAAGGGTGCTATGGATGACCATTACGCACGCGTTAACTCAGAGCAATATTACAGCCACGACAGATTAATCTATGAGGATTTTATTAACAGCCTGTTT